GGTTTTAGGGAGTCCCCTGCCTCCCAAACGCAAAGGTCGGGTGTGTCTATTTTGGACGGAACATTAGGAACATTGTTTGTTTTCAATGGCTTACGGACCACCAATCGGTAACATTACAAAAAAAGACGGAACATTGTTTGTTTTCAATGACTTAGCACTCGTAACATTAGTAACATTACATCATTTGACAGAACAATACGTGGGTATAAAGTGTTTAGACGTTGACTTGTGTTTGAGGGGTTAAAAATACTAAATGTTGATTGGTCCTAGATTTAGTTTTTTCGCCGCAGAAAAACAACATCTAGTGAATTGTTAGTCGAGGACCTAACGCCTGCGCTGCTCGATACTGTCCTAAAAACTGGTTTCCAACTATTTTTGACTTAGAAGCGCAAAACCCCTTGACGAAATAAAATTACTTGGTAGACTCCTAAGCGTCGTCATGACGATCCCGAGGGGATAGTCGCTGACTAGCAGAGGAGCCGCCAAACGTAATAAAATTACGCGGCCCCGAAAACCCCCCGCCCGATGGTCTTACTTGATACCGTACTGCGCAAGCCCATCGACTAGATAGGCCGCAAACTTTTTGGCCGTTTCCAGATTCATCGAGCCATCGCGCTTCTCAGGTTCACGACGCAGCAACTTGACCACTTCGCCGACCGACTTGAGAACCCGACCATATTCGGTTGATCTAGACCGAACGCCGCGCTTTTCGCCCGCTTCCGCTTCCGTCATCAGACCAGCCGCGATCTTGGCCATCTTAGTGTCGTCCGCTTCCGTCATCAGACCAGCCGCGATCTTGGCCGTCTTAATGTCGTCCGATTCCAGATCACAAAGCCGCGTCACGAAATCTTTCCAAGGTGTCCCACCAAAGGACTGCGCAACCGCCCGCTTGGCTTGATCCTTGTAGGGCTTCGCTGTCTTGCGGCTTAGGAATTGCGACAGTGGCAGAACCGTGTCAGCCTTGACGTTCCGGTCAGTGATCTGCCCGGCAATGTCAGCGCCGAATAGGTACGTATAGAACATGCGCGTGCCGAAATCATAGGCCGCTTGTTCCGCATTAGAACGGCCACGGCGCGCTTGATCCTTGGCACGCGGCAGAAGCGCAGACAACGGAAGCGCATGGGCCACGACAACCGCATCGTAAAAAGCCCGGAAGGCGAGCACCTCATTATTAACCGCGCCGCGCGCATTATCGGCAGCGAGTGTTTCCGCTACGCCGACAGAGAAGCGGACGATAGCGGTTTCCGACGAGGGGTTGTTTTTCTTAAGGGTAGGCATTGAATTGATCCTTTCAAGATCGAACATCAGCGCCGAACTATTCAGCGCCGATATGTAATAGATAGCATCATATAGCAGCATATAGCAAGAGATAGGCCCCCGACTTGTTAGGCCGACCCCTAACATATCGCGCCGGAACGCGCGCCCATAGGCAAAATCAGGCATATCTAGACCCCCACCGGGAGGCTCCCCCCTTGGGCTGGCATACCACCGACACCGCTATAGTATTACTATCACACATAAACACAGCGCTATTTCAGTACAATGCAGTGTTAGCAAGTAAAGTATGTTGTTAGTAAGTAAAACATACCGGGTAGCATCAGATTACAATAAAATACACCCCCTCCCCCTTCATTTTCGGCGCGGGCAGACCCCCGTGCAAAAGACGAGCCCCCCTTCGTAGGAAAGGGACTCCCAAAAACTAAAAATCCACCCTATACTGTGCAAAATCTCCCTAAAGGGTGCACCCATGGAACTAAAAATTGACTCCGACATCTCTCTCGCCACTAGCGAGCCCCAAAATGGTTATATGCCGACACTCGAGGCCGCTGCAGGTACGGCCCGGCTTCTCGAAGCCGCAGGATTAGACATCGAATTCGGCGATGAAGACCTCGATGACGCTGCGACGACGGCCAGACAGGCGGCACGTGCTCCGCACGTGCTTCAACAAAGAAGCTCAATCAGGGCTATAACCCGCAAAACACCCGCCGCCCTCCTTCTTACCGAGAAGATTCTCAAGGATTACGGCCACAAGATCGTCGAAGAGGCGGCTCAGGTGCGTCATATGGTGGTCAACAAGCTCATCCAGGAGACGGAGAACCCCGATGCACGTATCCGGGTAAAGGCGTTGGAGCTCTTGGGCAAGGTCTCTGACGTCGGGCTCTTTACAGAGAAGCAAGAGATCACGATCACGCACCAGACGAGCGACGATCTGCGGGAACGCCTGCGCAGAAAGCTGGAGAAGATGGTGGATATCACCCCCGAAGGGGACGTCGAGGATGCGGAAGTGCTCGTGGACCACGAGGAGGAGGGCTCCAATGACTGAGGTTATCAAGTTTTACCCAAAGGACGCTGCCAAAAACGCCGACAACGTGCTGGAGCAGGCGATAGGCATCTACGATCAGGTGCTCGTCATTGGCTGGCGTAAAGATGCGGAGGGGACGATGGACGCGCGTGCGACTCTTGGCCTCAACGACGGTGGAGCCCTGTGGCTGATCGAGAAGTTCAAGTTCAACCTGCTGTCCGGTGTGTATCAAGGGGAACCCGACGACGATGAGTGAAATAGGTTTTAACAAGGCTGAGCTCGAAACGCTCCTAAAGAGCGTGGATATGCTAGATGAGCGCGAACTGCTTGAGATCGAGAAGATGGTCGAGGAGTTGGACAAGCGCGCCACGCTGCAGGGTGCCAAGGATGACCTGATTGCCTTCTGTAAGTACATGGACCGCGCCTATAAGGTGGGCCGACACCATAGAATTCTAGCGGATGAGCTCATGGACATCGAGAGGGGGGACAAAGACAGGGTCTGCGTCAACATCCCGCCCCGCCACGGCAAGTCTCAGCTCGTCTCCACCTACTATCCGGCATGGTTCATCGGTCGAAACCCCGGGAAGAAGGTCATGTTGGTGTCCCATACCACGGATTTGGCCGTCGATTTCGGTCGGAAGGTGCGGAATATCATCGACTCCGAGCCATACCGGCAGGTCTTTCCGAACCTCGCGCTGTCCGCTGACAGCAAGTCGGCTGGGCGCTGGAACACGACCACAGGATGCGAGTTTTACGCCACGGGCGTGGGTTCGGCCCTCGCGGGCCGCGGTGCTGACCTGCTGCTGATTGACGACCCGCACTCCGAGCAGGATATATTGAATGGAAACTTCACGGCGTTCGACAAAGCTTACGAATGGTTCGCTTTTGGGGCCCGGACGCGTCTGATGCCTGGGGGCCGCGTGGCCGTGGTCCATACCCGATGGCATAAAAAAGATCTAACAGGACGCCTTATTCAAGATATGGCCAACAACGAGGACTCCGACCAGTATGAGGTGGTGGAGTTTCCGGCTATTTTGGAGGTCGAGGACAAGGAGACGGGGGAGTTCGCGCAAAGAGCCCTCTGGCCTGAGTTTTTCGATCTACAAGCCCTGCTGCGGACTAAGGCCTCCATGCCGGTGTTCCAGTGGAACGCGCAGTATCAGCAGAATCCGACGGGCGAAGAGGCTGCCATAATCAAGAGAGATTGGTGGCGGCTGTGGCCGGACGACGACCCACCGGTGGTAGAGTATATCATTATGTCTCTCGACGCCGCTGCAGAAGCCCACAACCGGGCTGACTTCACGTCTCTGACAACGTGGGGGGTGTTCTTTAATGACGAGGAGAACATGCACCAGATCATCCTGCTCAATGCCATCAAGCGGCGTATTGAGTTCCCAGAGCTCAAAGTGTTGGCGCTGGAGGAGTATCAGCAGTGGGAACCCGACGTGTTCATCGTCGAGAAAAAGAGTTCAGGGACGCCGCTGTATCAGGAGATGCGGCGCTCGGGGCTTATGGTGCAGGAGTATACCCCTGTCAGGGGCTCGGTAAACAACCCGAACAGCAAGATGGCACGTCTGAACTCGGTGTCGGACATTATCTCGTCAGGGCTAGTCTGGGTGCCGCCTAAACGGTGGGCCGAGGAGCTGGTCGAGGAGGTTGCAGGCTTCCCGTTCGCTGAAAACGACGACCACTGTTTTGTAGCTGGGACGCAAGTTTTGATGGTTGATGGAACAGAGCAACCCATTGAAACAATAAAGATCGGGGACGTCGTTAAGACGCCAGAAGGGCCGAAAGTGGTACAGGCCGCAGGCTGCACAGGAGTGCGAAATACATTTATTCTGCGCGCTGGAGGCCACACTCTGGAAGGCACCGGGAACCACCCAATCGCCACAACGCGCGGTTGGAAGCGCCTTGACACTATTGCTGTGACTGATACAGTAAAGTTGACAAAGCAACGGGGGCGCAAATGTCGTGGCCAACTAAACCAGAAGTTCACACAGAATCTGTCGTGTTCAACGGCTACACTTACAACCGCTATCCGAACTCTCCGAGGGCGGCTCTTCGGAAGTATTTTCAGCGCGCCGGAGGGTTTAACCTGCACCGCGCCGTGTGGGAGTTCCACGACGGGCCTATTCCAGACGGCTGGGAGGTTCACCACAAGGACGGAAATTGGGGTAACAACGACATCTCTAACCTCGAGTGCATATCTCGCGAAGAGCACTGCAGACGTCATTCCGAAGAGCGCAGCGTTAGATCGAGAAGCCCCGAGCAGCTTGCACTGCTTGATAGGGTCCGTAGCAAGGCGAGCGAGTGGCACCGTTCAGAGGAAGGTAGGGCTTGGCACAGAGATCGCACGGCTAAGTACCTTAAACTTGGCGGGGCAGCCCGTGAGGCTAGAGAGAAAAAGCTCAGAGAGCAGGCTGAAAACCCGGTTATCCGTACCTGTAAGGAGTGCGGTACGCAGTTTTTATCGTCTTCTGGGCGGGCTGAACTTTGCGGCAACACGTGCGCAAGTAGACAGTATAAACGTAGGAGAAGAGAAAAAACCAGTGTACAACCTAACGGTAGCTGACGCTCACTGCTACTACGCTAATGGGATACTGGTCCACAACTGTGACACCACGATCATGGCCCTGATGCGGTTCCGCCAAGGGGGGTTCATCCGACTGCCGACAGATGAGCTGGATGAAGAGCTGCCATATAGAAGAAAAGTTGATTACTACTAGAGCCCGTGCTACAACATACCCGTCAACGTTTTCTCCTCCTTTTGCGTTGGCTCCTTGGAACTAGCCCGGCGGTCCTCCCCCCGCCGGGTTTTTTATTAAAGAGGATTGTGTTCGTCGCAGCATAGCGGTACGAAGTACTGCGGGGGCGCATATACACAACTGCATCAAAAAAGCGGAACGGTATCTTTGGTCGAAATTGATTAGACTGCGCTACGGCTCATCAATAGAAATCTAGCGCCCCTCGCAACTACATTGCGAGCTTTAACACCTCGTGCTAAGGTCTCGTGGAGACCTACAGGGGATATGCCATGGCAATCGAGAAGCCGATGACGCCGTTCGAGTTCGGGCCGCAGGACGATACCGAGATTGAAGTATCCATCGCGACGGAAGAAGACCCATCAATCCAGATCGATGCGGATACCGGTGAGGTCCTAGTCGACTTCGGCGATGGTGAGGACAATACGGGCGCGGACATGACCGCCCACGACACCAACCTCGCCGAAATCATTGACGATGGGGAGCTCGAGAGTCTCGCCAGTGATCTGGTTGGATCTTTTCTCTCTGATCGCGAGAGCCGCAAGGACTGGGCGTCGGCCTATATTACCGGCTTGGACTTGTTGGGAATGAAGATCGAGGACCGCACGCAGCCTTGGGCCGGTGCCTCCGGTGTCTATCACCCAATGCTGACCGAGGCCGTGGTGCGGTTCCAAGCGCAGGCAATGAGCGAGCTGATGCCCGCCTCGGGTCCGGTACGGACAAAGATCATGGGTAAACTTACCCCCGAGAAGGCTGACCAAGCTAACCGCGTCCAGAATGAGATGAACTACCTCATCACTGAGGAGATGCCGGACTACCGCGACGAGATGGAGCTGATGCTGTTCCGCCTCCCGCTGGCCGGGTCCGCGTTCAAGAAGACATACTACGATCCCATCACAGAGCTCCCCTCATCCATTTTTGTTCCTGCTGAGGACCTCGTGGTCTCATACGGCGCGTCTAACCTGCGCGTCTGCCCGCGGTTCACGCATGTGATGAAGAAGACCGACAACGAGGTCCGTGAGCTACAGGTTGTTGGATTCTACCGTGACGTTGATCTGCCTGATGCAGAGAAAGACCTCACCGACATCGAGGAGAAATACGCCGAGCTGGCGGGGGAGGAGCAGACATTCGAGGATGATCCGCGCCGTACACTCTTGGAAATGCACGTGGACATCGACCTGCCGGAGCCGTTCGAGGATGAGGATGGCGTAGCACGGCCTTACGTCATCACAATCGACAAGACCTCTCGGACTGTTCTCGCCATTCGCCGTAACTGGAAGGAAGACGACGCGAAGAAGCGCAAGTTGATGCACTTCACCCACTATCCCTACCTGCCGGGTATGGGGTTCTACGGTACGGGGCTAATTCATCTGATCGGTGGTCTGGCTAAGTCTGCGACGTCAATCCTGCGGCAGCTTATCGATGCAGGCACGCTGTCTAACCTCCCGGCGGGCCTCAAGGCCAAGAGCCTGCGTATCACGGGCAACAACAACCCGCTGATGCCCGGTGAGTGGAGAGACGTTGACGTGACGA